CGTTTCCGTCCTCTTACGGTCCGCGAGCGGATCGGTCTCTCGAACGCGATCGTCGAGCGCGAGCGTCGGAAGGCTATCGCGCTCGCGAAGGAACTCGAACTCTCTGGAGCCGAGCGCGTCGAGTTCGCGGCTCGCGCCGTCTCTGAGGCTGAGAAGGTCTCGAGTGTCGTACTTTCGTGTTTCACGCTCGAGGGAAGTCTCGCGGTCCTGCGGCTTGCGATCGTTGGTGAAGTCTCCGATGTCGATCGCATCGCGGAAGCCGTCGAGCCGGGAGAACTCTCGGTAGTCGCGGCGCGATGTCTGAACGTCGAGATCGAGAATCCTGCAAAGCGAGAAGAGAAGAAGAGCGTCGAGGGAAACTGAATCCGGTCGCGATGCCGGAGCCGGCTCGCGACTGGATCTCGGAGGCTCATCTCATCGCGAGAACGGCTCCCGGTCTCGGGAATCCTCTCGACCTTACGATCGCGGAGTTCGAACGACATCTATCCCTCGCGATGCACGGAGGCGAAGTGTCCGATGAACCTTGGACGAGACGCTTCGTCGAGGGTCGAGCATGAACGCAGGAAAAATCGAGATCTCGGTCTCCGCGAACTACGCGGACCTCGAGAGACAACTCCGCGAGGTTACGGATAAGTCGACCGCAGCCGGACGGACCGCCGGTCGCGGTCTCGCGCAGGAGTTCGACCGAGCCGCGAGCAGTTTCTCGAGTGGCATCGGTGCGAAGATCGCCGGCGGTATCGCGTTCGACAAGATCGCTCGAGGTCTCGCGAATGCGCTCAAAGCCGGAGCCGAGGGAGCAGAGTGGGAAGACGTTCTCCTCTCTGGTCTGAAGTCGCTTCCGATCGTCGGCACGATCGCGGATCTCATCTCCGCCGGCATCGACGCGGGTCTCGGATTCTCCGAGCAGCGTCGCTTGCAAGCCGAGCAACTCGAGACGGCGGAGAAAGTCCGCAAGGCTGCGGAGGAGCGCGGAAAGACCGAGCGAGCGATCCGCGAAGACATCGAGAAGCAGAGAACGCGCGAGGAGGAGATCGTCCGCAAGATGGCGATCCAGAGCGCGGAGAGCGAGGGAGACGCTCGGAAGGCTGCGCGGCTGAAAGCCGAAGACGAGATCGCTCGACTGCAGAAGCAGAAGCAGGAAGAACTCGACGCGGCTCGGAGCGCGGCTCAGGAGCGGTCGATCGAGAGTCGATACGCGAAGGAGCGTCAACTCGTCGACCAGAATCTCGAGCGCGAGTATCGCGAGATCGAGTCGAAGGAGAAGGAAGCAGCATCGAGGGAATCCGAACGGCTTCAGGCGATCCGCGAGAAGCAACTCGAGGATTCGAGAACGCAGATCGAGAAACTCGAGCAAAGGAGAGAGAGCGTCGCGAGCGAGACGGGAACGGCTCAGACTCGGCTCGGGACGTTTCGCTTCGCCGCGTATAGCGACGCAGAGAAGAAAGCGATCGACGCCGCGATCCTCGCGGAGATCCGACAGATCCGAGCGAAAGCCGGCTCGATCGCACAAGGAGGTATCGCGTGACGGTTTCCGTAGAAGAGTCGATGGAGTCGAGAGAGATCTCGACGAGTGGCGGAAAAGTGACGGGGACGCGAACGTTTCACGTTTGGGACGATGCGTCTCCGATCACGGAACCGGATCAGATCTATCTCGGAGTAGGCGGTTTGCCGGCGGTCGGAGAACTCTTCCCCGGATCGAAGACGCTCTACGCGACCTCCTACACGATGACGCATCTTGCGGACTCGTCGCGAACTTGGCGCGTCGTCTTCAACTACGAGAGCGCGGATCCGACGGGGATCTCGGCTCCTTCCGAGCCGGGATACCTTCAGATCTCCTTCGAGTATCAGGGAGTACCGCGCGAACTCTATCGAGTAAGTCCGGGTCTTCTTACTCAGGGAGGAACTCCAGACGATCGAGACATCGCCGGCAAGCCGATCGACTCCGGCGGAGTTCCGACGACGGTCTTCGTCGATCAGCATCTTCTCGTTATTGAAGAGACGGTCTCGGCGGTATCTCTTTCGGAGCGTTCCGCAAACATTCGATTTTCGGTCGCGACTAGAAATCAGAGTACGTTTCTCGGAGTACCTGAAGGTTCGCTTCTCTATGAGGGATGCTCTGGTCGACGAATCGGAGTCGGCTTGTACTCGCTCACTCATCGCTTCTCGTTCGACCCTTACTATCACATGATTCAAGTCCCGCGACGAAACGCGAGCGGGAAGGTCGATCTCGAAGTAACCGCGCAGCGCGGCTCCTACGCTGGATGGGTGCGATACGTTCAGCCGTTCCCGATTCTGTCCGAGTTTGGTCTCATCTCTGGAAACTTCTAACATGGCGAACGAAATCACCGTGAACCTCTCTCTCTCTGCGAAGAAGGGGTATCTCAACTTTAAAGAGTCGACGGGAAACGTCCTCGTGACGATGAACGGAACGACGGGAGCCGGCGGCATCCAGACGATCGGAACGACTGGAGAACTCCTCGGAGTGACCGATGTCGGGACCGCCGGCTATGCGTTCTTCCGGAACACGTCGACGACGATCAACGTCGACATCGGAACCGGGACGACGACGTTCGTCGCTTTCCTGAAACTGAAGCCGGGAGAGACGGCGGTCTGCCGGCTCGGTACGAACGCTCCGAGCGCGAAAGCCGCGTCGTCGACGGTCGATCTTCAGTACATGATCTTCGCGGACTAACTCGATGACGTTCCCGCAGTTCATCACCGGCGCGACTGGTCGACTCACGTTCTCGACTCTGAACGAGACTTTCGATCGCATCGAGAAACTCGAGCGAAGCGAGAGCGTCTATCGAAACCGAGCAAGCGAGAAGACCGAGATCTTCCCCGCGAAGATCCTCAGCGTCTCCGGTAGTCTCGGAGCGTTCGTCGAGGTCGCTCCGAGCGCGACGCAGCCGAACTCGTGGACCGAGATACCGAACGGCATTCGATCGACGGACGGGACGAACGTGTACGCGACTCCGATCGTCGGATCGAATCTCGCAGTCGATCGCGTCGTCTTCCTTCACGCTTCGAACGCTCCAGACGGGAGCGAGATCTACCTCGTCGTCGAGGGACAGTCGGTCTCGAATACGTTCGCCGCGATCATCACGGCTTCGACGGCTCTCACGGGATCGGCTGCGACTCGCAAGGCTTGGAAATACACTCTGAAGCGTTTCGCAGCGACAGAGACGACGACGAACATCACCTACACGGGAACGGGTCCGGATCTCTTCGCGTATAACGGCTGCGAGAATAACACGGACTCGACGACGGTCTTCGGTGTCGGCCTGAAGCCGGACGTAACTCCGGCGGCTCCGACGCTTGTCCGTCAACCGATCAAGACCGGGACCGTCGTTCTTTGCGTGACGGAGTCGAGCGGTCTCAACTTCTTCTCAGTTCCGAACGGTTACGAGGTTACTTGTCCATGAGCGCGATACCGTCGACTCTCAACTCGTACCAGAGACAGAGCGCGACCTCGAGGAAACTCTCGAGCCGGCTCGCGCTCGCGGCGAACACGGTCGTCTTCGAGTGTCCCGCGTCGCGCTCGATCGTCGTCTCGTCGCTCGTGATCGCGAATACCTCGGTCTCTCGAGTCTCGTTCCGTCTCTTTCATCTTCTGCCGACAGAGAGCGCGGGAACTTCGAACGCGCTTCTCTACGATGTCATCGTCGACGCGAACTCGAGTCTCTTCCTCGACTCTCGGCTGAACTTGAACGCGGGAGACAAGATCGTCGCGTACGCTTCGACCGCGAACGTCGCAGCCGTCACTCTCTACGGAGCGGATCTTTGACGGTCGAAGTCCTTCCGTGTTGCTGCGCGGTCTCTCCGTGTCCGTGTTTCCAGTTCACCGGCGGATATCGCGTTACGTGGACAGGAATCGTTCGACATTCTCCCGTAGGCTGCGCGTGTTTCTTCGCGACCGAAGTACCTCCGAACTACTCCGGACCGGCTTTCGAGGTCTATACGCTGCGGAACACTTTTACGAGCGGAGTTCCATCGAAAGATTTTCGATGGAGGCAACCTACGCAGAGTCAACCCGCTCCTTGCCAACTTGACGCAATTCCAAACGCGAGCGTGACCTATGCTTCGGTCGCGTGGGATTTCTACAACGTCGGACTTGGCGGATACTGCGACGGTCCGTATCCCTTGCCGAATCTTGCGAACTTTCAAGCGCAGTTCACGATGATTCCGTATCGACCGAGCATCGGTCAAAAGTGGCAAGTTTGGGTGCAAGTGTTCCCGTTCGAATTGAAGTTTCAGAGCGACTCGACGGACTGCGATCCAACTGGTTGGTATCTGATCTCAAGCGGTCTCGTGAATAGTGCGGGAGTTCAGCCTCCATATAGCACGACTTGCAATTCCAACTATGCAGGAAACGTCTCGTCCGAACTCATCGCGGAAGGGACGGTCTCCGTCGTTCGAATATGAAATGTCGCTTCCTCATCGCGGGTCGGTGTTACTGCGGGATCTCGAAAAACTTCGAGACGAATCCTGAAGACGCGACGTGTCGCGAGTGTCCAAACTACGAGGGAGAACCTCGAGGAGCCGGCGACATTGTTCACGGAGTCGCGACGGTTCTCCGGATCACGGAAGCCGCGAAGAAGATCTTCGGAGGCTGCGGAGGATGCGAGCGTCGACGCGCTCTCCTCAATGCGGCTCTCCCTCTTCCCGATAGAAGCGAAAAGGAGTCTCTCTAAATGGCTCTCGTATACGATGGAACGGACGGTCTCTTTACGCGGCTCGGGAAACTCATCGCGATGATGGACGCGGTCCGCGCTCATCAAGCGAACCTGAAGACGCTCTTCGCGACCGTTCAGGGAACCTACTCCTCGAGCGATCGCTACATGATCGACCAACTCTCCGGAAACCTCGAAGCGAGGATCGAAGAGGCGGGTCTCGTTCTTCAGGATGTCCGAGCGGCTGCGGAGAAGACGCTCATCGAGATGACGTTCGATGAGGCTTCGTCCTCGACGACGAACGCGATGAGAGAGAAGACGGTTCAAGACGCGCTCATCTGGCTCATCCGACAGATGGACGCGGACGCGGAGTCGATCGACGGAAACACGGTCTCGAAATCTGGTCTGTCGGTAGGAGGCTCGAACAATGGAAACGGAACTTTCCTCTATCTCTTCGAGGCTCCGAACATTCTCCTCGCATCCACGAACGACTGGCCAAACATTCGAACCGAACTCGTCGAAGCGCGATGCGTTCAGGATGCTCAGGACGGCTCGATCGCTCGAGGGACTGAGATCTTCGAGATCCGAGGACAACCCTCGTACCCTCCTCTCGACTATCGCTTTCCCGCCGGCTCCGGTACTTTCATGCGACTCTCGTCCGTCACCGCGTCGACGGACGCGGGAGCGAGAGGCGCGAATATCGCGACGAACTCAGACTTCGAGGACCAGACCTCGAACGTCCCGGACAACTGGACGGTTTCGAGCGGGACCGCCGGGACGGACTTTCTAACGGAGACGACGAACGTCTATCGCGGCTCGAAGTCCTTCGAGTTCCTCGCGACGGGAAACGTCGTCAAGATCCGACAGCAACTCGGCTCGGGGACTGGATCGCTCGGTCGACTCACTCCGGATCGACCGTACATGATCTCCTTTGCTCTGAAGAAGGACGCAGGATCGACGGGGACGATTCGCGTCTCCGTTCAGGATGCGTCGGGGAACGTGATCGACTCCGGAAACTTCAAACGGGAGCAGTCGATCGCGAGCGCGACGACTTCCTTCGCGCTCTACTCCGCGACGCTGCGATCTCCGCGCATCATTCCGAGCGAGACCTATCTCGTCGTCGAGTCGACGGTCGCGGTCGCGACTGCGGCTTGCTATATCGACGAAGTGATCGTCGCGGAGATGATGTCGATCGCTCCCGGAGGTCAAGCGATCGGAATCATCGCCGGCTCTTCGGACTGGTACGTCGACGACAATGCTCGCTACTCCTTCACGAACGACGGCGACGCGTATACGAGCGCGAAGTTCGCTCGAGCGTTCGACCGTCTCTTCGATATGTACCGACGCGGTCTCTCGATTCCGGCGAACTACTTCGGCTCAGAGACGATCCTCGACTCCCTGATCTAAGAGGAGCCGGAGGAGGACCGATCGCGCCTGAGCGACGGAGACGCGGATCTCTTCGTCTCGAGCGAGTGACTCCGCGAGCGTGAAGAGATCGAACGCTTGCCACGTTCGCTCTTCGAGATGTCGGACCTTTCGAGCGTCTCTGGAGACGAATCCCGGACCGATTTCGAGATCGTAGATCGCTGCGAGCGACCTCTGAAGTTCTCCGCGTACGCGAGAACTCAGAACGAAATCGGGATTTTTCCGTTTCCTTTTCAGTCCCCGTAGCGTCTCCGTCGATAGGATAGGTGCGCGGCAAGGAGCCGCAAGCGATCTCGGAGATCGCCGGAGACAACTCATGGAAACTTTCGCTCTCATCGGGACGATCGCGTTCTTCGCGATCGCTACGCTTACGCCTCTCTTCTCGGAAGGAGGGGACAAGTGAACGACATCGTACAAGCCGGAACCCGCGCTTTAGAAGCGTACATTTCCGCCGGCGACATCGGTCGCCTCGGACCAGATCAGCGGGTCGCGCTATACCGCGCGGTCTGCGACTCCCTCGGTTTGAACCCTCTCACGCAGCCTTTTCAGTACCTCGTACTGAGCGGGAAGACAGTACTCTACGCGACGAAGTCCGCGACGGAACAACTCCGACAGATTCACGGAGTCTCCGTCGTCTCGCTCGCGAAGGAAGTCGTCGGGGATATCCTCACGGTGACGGTCTCAGTCCGAGACAAGACCGGACGCGAGGACATCTCTACCGGATCGGTGTCGCTTGCGAACCTCAAAGGAGAGTCGCTCGCGAATGCTTGGATGAAATGCGAGACCAAAGCGAAACGACGCGCGACGTTGTCGATCTGCGGTCTCGCGATTCTCGACGAGACGGAGGTCGACTCGATCGCGGGAGCGGTCCCCGTCGACCTCTCGGTCGTCCATGCGTCGCCGGCTTTGCCGGCTGCGGAGCAAGCCGAGAAGCCGAGTCGGAAGAAGAAGGTCGAGTCGACCGTCGTCGAGCCGGCTCCAGAGGTCGCGGCTCCAGTCGTTGAGGAAACCTCGAGCGAGGTCGAGATCTTCCCGAACGCGAAGGTCTCGGTCGTCACGAACGGGAGCGGAAAGACGATCTGGCGCGTCGATCAGGAACCGCTCCCTCCGATCGCGATCGTCGATCCGAACCTCGCGACTTCGCTCGAAGCGAATCAGGCTTTCGGTCTCATCTCTCGATGCCGGCTCGAGCGTCGCTCGGGGAAGTCGATTCTCGTCTCTATCTCAGAGGAGGTCGTCCGTGTCTGAACGCTTCACCGAGCCGGGAGTCGTGTCGGTCCGATCTCAGATCGGGATCGTCGCGGAGGATCCTCGCGTATTCCGTCCGTACACGGTCGAGGAGGCTCTCCGATGCGCGGGGATCCTCCGGAGGGATCTCGAGATCCCCGGAGCGGTACGGAGTCTCCTCACGGTCGGACTTGCGTTCGATCTCCTTCCGGGACATCTCTCTCCTTCTGAGGAGGATCTCGCTCGGAGGCTGAAGATCGCGGAGGCTTCGGTCTCGCGTCGCCGGCTGAAGTGGGAGACGGTCGATCCCGTCCTTCGTTTCGAGATCTCGAGACGCTCGACCTCTATGATCCTCGCTTGGCGTGGATCCCAAACTTACGGAGTCTGAGGGAGCCACACTCGACTCCGCGAGCGATCCGCCGAGAGAACCTCGGCGGATTGTCTTTTTCGAAATCTCGAGAAGTCGCTCGGTTTCCCCTCTTGACATACGGAAAACCCCTCCCCTATAACCCCTCCCCGGAGAAAGAGAGATAGACGGGATCGGACTTCAGGTCTGGTCCCGTCTTTCGTTTTCATCTTTCTCTCTCTCCTTCTCTCGCTCTTTCTCGCAGCCGATGAGAGAGATATGAGAAGTTTCCAGAACACGAAGTCCGTCTTGATGAACGAGTCGAGTTCTTCGGCTCTTACCGGCTCAGTCGACACGCAAGGTTTCCGCTTCGCTCGAGTGATATTCTCGAGCGCGTCGACCGGCGCACTCACGACGAATACGAAGATCGAGCAGTCCGACGATAATTCGACTTGGATCGCGATCCCCGGACTCGTTCAGGGAACGGACTACACTCTCTCCGCGAGTACGAACGCATCGACGAAACCGAAGATTATCTTCGCGGTCTCGATGCTCGGGAAGCGTCGCTATCTCAAGGCGACGATCGAACACGCGACCTCGGGCCGATGCCAACTGAACGCGGTCCTTACGGATCCAGTCGACGGAGTTTCTTCCGCGACCGAAGCCGGGACCGATACGCTCGCGATCGGCTGAGGTATACTCCGTCCGCCGGCATGGAGCCGGAGAAACGGAGACAGCGTGACGAGTTCAGAACTAGCGGAGTTTGTCGCGAGAGTTCGCGTTCTTTTTCGTGGGGAGATGGACGAGGAGATCTTCGCGCTCGCGAAGCAGCGCGTCGCGGGACTGAGGCTTTCAGTCTGTCTCGCGGCTCTCGAGGACTACGCTCTCATCTATGGAGGATCGCGAGGGAAGTTCATCCCTGCGAAGTTCTTCGAGTTCTACGCGAAGAAGACGACGACGGAGGAGACGGCTCCCGCGACGAAGCGCGAGAAAGCGATCGCTCGCGGTCTCTCGCTCGATGTCGAGCGACAGAGAGTCGAGGACGACTGGAGTCGGATCCGCGAGGATCTCCGCCGGCTCGATCCGCTCCGTCGAGCCGACATCACGAACTACCTCGGATCGGCTCGAGGATCGTCGTTCCCGCCGGCTCTCGAACAATGGACCTCCGCCGAACTCCTCGCGGTTCACGACATCGCGACCGGTCGTCGCGTCGAGCGAACGGACCAGAGCGGTACGGATGATCCTCGGGAGTTTTGGGGAGGGATCTTCCGAGCGCGTAGGATCGGCTCAGGAGCCGCCGTCCTCGGGACCGCTCTCCAGTCGGTCGAGTCGCTCGGACGGCTCCCCGCGAATCCTCGCGCGGTTTCCCGCGATGCTCGAGCGGTCGACCGCGACGAGGTCGAGATCCCGTTCTGAGGCTCCTGAAGCGTCCGATATCGGTATTTCGAGGGAAAGTGAGAAATCTCCTCGGAATATCGGAGAATGGACTTGCATTCAGCCGAAGGAAGGGTAGGATGATCGCATCGCGGCAAGGAGCCGCAGAAAGAGACAGACAATGCAGAACCTCGAAACCAGTTCCGTCACCCTGAAACTCTCGATCGCGGTCGCAGTTTGTGAGGACGCTCTCACGGATCTCCGTCGTCGCGAAGAGCGCGAATGGCGAAGCAAGCGCGGTCTCTCTTCTCTTCTCACGAAGAAGCAGTTCGCGGAGATGAACAGCGTCGTCGATCGAATCGTCCTCGACTCGAAGGAGTCGGAGAACCTCGCGAACGCTCGTCGTCTTCTGACTCAGCATCTCTCGTATCGCTGAGACGACTCGGATCGGAGAGGCCTCGCGAGAGGCCTCTCGAATCCGCGCCGTCGCGCCGGACTCGCGAACGGATCGCGAGGAACGAAGGAGACACGAAATGAACGAACTCAAAGAACTTTCCCCGATCTCGTCTGATCTCATCCGCGCTCTCGAGGAGTCGATCTCCTCGCTCGACTGCGGCTCGAAGAACGACATCGAGCCGCCGGTCGAAGGAGAACTCCAGAAACTCGCGAACCGAATCTACTTCGGATCCGAGACGATCTCGATCCGTCTCGACGCGACGGAAGCAGACACGCTCGCGGGACTCCTCCTCGGACATCGCGAAAGCATCGAGCGCGATATCGTCGACCTCGAGTCGCGTCCGATTCGGTCGAACTATGAAGCGAATCGCTTCGCGGCTCGCATCGCGCGGTACGAGGAGTACTCCGCGCTCCTGAACCGGACCGCGACGCTCATCCTCCAGACGCTCGACGCAGCGAAGGGAGGCTCGCGATGAGCGACCTACTCGTCTGTCTCGCGTTCGTCTGGTACGTCGCAGTCCTCCTCGGTATCGCCATGATCGAATGGAGACTCTCGAGGATCTCGCGTCTCCTCGAGCGCGAGGAGAAGCGACGGAACGGAGGCTCCCGATGAAGCGACGAAAGCCGTCGAGGAAACTGGATCGGATGATGAAAGATCCGGTCTCGATGCCGAGACCGAAGACGGAAGCCGATCGCGAGAAGTGGAAGACGCTCTCCCCGTTTGCGACCGCGTCTCAGCGAATGGTCTCCGCGCTCGCGTATCAGGAGATCGCGCTCTCGGAACTCGGTCCGGATCTCGTCGAGCGAACGAAGGGAGACGGATCCCTTCGAGATCTCGCGCGTCGGTCCGGACTCTCTCCGACGTATCTCTCTCTCATCCAGAGACGAGAGAAGGAGATCTCGCTCGAGACGTTCGTCCGGCTCACGAAACTCCTCTGCGAGATGAACGGAGGCTCGCGATGAGTCCCGAACGTCTCCTCCTCTGGATCGAGAAGTCGACGACGGCTCAGTCCGCCACAATGCGACACCGCTCCGCGCTCTGCCGGCTCGGGATCGCTTGGAAACCGTCCCTCGATCGCTCCCTGAAACTCGCTCTCTTCACGATTCGCGACTCGCGGATCGTCACTCCCCGAAAGAAGGTCCGATGAAAACTACCCTCCTCTCTCTCTCCGACGATATGAACGCGCTCGACGAGATCCTCGCGGAGACCGGCGGAGACCTCTCCGATCCTCGATCCGAAGAGATCCTCTCCGCTTGGGAAGCCGAACTCGAATCGAACCTCTCCGCGAAGGTCGACGGTTACTGTCGGTTCATCGCAGAACTCGAAGCGCGAGCGTCCGCTCGATCGAACGAAGCCGCGAGACTCGCGGCTCGAGCGAAGGTCGACGAATCGACCGCGAGCCGGCTCCGTGAACGGCTCCGAGCAGTTTGGGAGGCTCGCTCGCTCCCCGCGATCGAGACCGCGAACTACCGCGTCTCGCTCGCGAAGAACGGAGGGAAGAAACCGCTCGACGTTCACGGAGAAGTACCGCCGGAGTTCACGAAGACGAAGACGATCGTTGAGCCGGACAAGGAGAAGATCCGAGCCGCGCTCGAAGCCGGCGAACGTCTTTCATTCGCTCTTCTCTCTGAACGAGGAACGAGGATCGCGATCCGATGAGCATCGCCGCGAAACCCGTCAACCGTCGACCGTACCTCTCGAAGTACGTCGTCGCAGGACTCGAGGATCTACTCCGACGAACGCAGCCGACGAACGCTGAAGAAGCGAGCGCGATCGTCTGGATCGTCTCCATGATCGAATGGAGACGACTACAATCCTCGCAGCCGAACCCGCAGGACGCGGAAGTCTGTCTCCTCGGCAAGTCGGAGGAGTCGTCTCGCGACGGCTCCTCCGGCGACGGAGACGAAACGGAGACACTATGAACGAGAAGAAGGAAGCGTCCCCGCTCGGGAACGTCATTCGCAAAGTCCGCGCCGGCGATCGAATCGTCCTCGCGATCGACGGAGTCGACATCGGCTTCTTCGAGATGAAATCAATCCCGGACGATCGAGCCGTCCGCGTCGCGTGTCGCTTCGATCGACGAGTAAAGATCTACCGTCCGAAGGAGGAGGACTCCGATGTCTGATCCCGTTCCCTCGATGACGTTTCGACGCGAGCGCGACGCGGGTCTCGCTCAGGTCACGGTCGGCTTCGACGAACGCAGCCGGAAGACCTTCGTCCTCGCAGTCGTTCAGATCGCAGTCGATCCCGCAGACTCCCCGCTCGCGTCGGGGAACTACCTCCGCGCAGTCCTGAACGACGGTCTCGACGAGATCGCTCGGAACGGCGGAGCGATGATCGAGCGCGTCTGCGAGGAGATCTCCGAGGTCCATCGACGGGAGTCGACTCCGTGAAGGACTCCGTCCGTTCTGAGCGGACTGGATGGAGAGACCTCTCTCTTTCCCGCCGGCATCGCGAGTGGGGAGTCGATTGTCCCGCGAACGACATCGACCTCCTCGTCGAAGTCGCTCGAGGTATCCCCGTCGCGATCATCGAATACAAGCGAGCGAGCGCGAATCTCGAGGACTCGTACCAGTCGATCCGCTCGACCGAGATACTCGCAGACCGAGCGCGGATCGCGTTCTTCGTCGTTCGCTACGAGCGACGGCGCGAGAAATGGTACTTCCGTATCGAGCGAGCGAACGCGATCGGATCCGCGTTCCTCCATTCGGAATCGAGCCGAGTCCCTCTCTCTCTCTGCGAGATCGACTTCGTACGGCTCCTCTATAGGATCCGAAAGCGCGACGATCGAGCCGTCCTCGATCTCCCCGCGTTTCAATCTTTACCGATTATCTAATCCGAGACGGACTCGGAGAATGGAGACAGCGTGAAAGCGTTACGAGTTACCGAAGAGCATACGTTGAAGCGTGTCCGAAACCTTCGTCTCTGGCTGAAAGACCTTCAGTCTGAGGACGAACACGCGGACCGCGACGACGACAACGATCCCCACAACCTCGGACTCTCAGATCTTCACGCGATCGAGTTAGAGTTCCGCTCGATCGCAGAACGTCTCTACAAAACGGAAGCCGCGCTCGAGTCGCTTCGCGAGTTCATTCGCGGAGAGCATTCGATCACGCTCGACTTCGCGGAGGCTGCGGAGTTCTTCAGGATGAACCGAACGCAGGACTCGGAGACATATACCGTTCGTCTCTCTGATCTCTACCGTCTCGCAGCCGACAAGCGCGGACGCGATGAGCAGGACGCGGAGGACGCGCGATGATCCCTCTCCTATATGTCGGAGGTCCGCTCGATGGAAAAAGACTCCTCACGGCGGGAAGCACGGTCGAGATCATCGGTGAAAAGAAGACATACACGCGACAGCCGTTCCGATACATGAAGGAACATCTCGAGAAGGAAACCGGCGAAACGAATAGCGTCGAGATATGGGTCGGTCGAGTCATGGTCTGGAACTTCGAAGAGGAGAAGCCTGATCTTTCAAAGATCATCGACCGTCTCGATCGGAACGACTTCACGATCTATACGCTCGATCGCGACACTCTCAGACTCGAAGGAGAAGAAACGCGATGAAGATCAACTTCTCGAAGACTTGGGACGAGATGACAATCCAGAAGAGGACCGAGTATCTCCTCGAAAACTGGAAGACGTGCAAGGACACGAACGACGCTCTCGTCCTTCGCGTCGCCGCGACCGTCGCTCATCACGTTCTCGAACAAGCGAAAGACGTTCTTACACTAGCGGAAGAGGAGGTCAAAGATCTCGAACTCTGGAAAGAGGAACGAATCGTCTCGTTTCGGCTTGTCACCGATCAACTCCGAGCCGAACGCGACGAGATCCGTCGCGAATGGTGCAACAAGGAAGCCGTCCTTTGGGATGAGCCGACGAAGACTCCGCAGTCGATCGCGAAGGAGCGCGGTTGGGATTGTTTCAAGGAGTCGACCGAATGACAGTCGTCAAGCCGAAGAAGTCGCACCCTTGGCAAGCGAACATCGCGCTCGAAGTTCGCATCTCAAAACTTCGAGAAGACATCGAGAAACTCCGAGAGCAGATCCGCTCGAAGTCTGCGGAGATTCGCGCTCTTCAGGCGAGGAGGCTTCAGAAGTGAAAGACGAACCCGAAACCGTCGCGGCTCGACTCCGCGAGATCTCAGAGTCGAACTACGGTCTCGGAGGCTTCGGCATCTCTGAGATCCGCCGGATCGCAGACCGAGCCGCAAACATGATCGAGGACCAGTCCCGCCGGCTGAAAGCGATCGTCTCAGCCGTCGACGCGGCTCGGGAAGGAGAGTCGAAGTGAAAGAGCGACTCGATATCGTCGACCGTCTCCGCATCGCTTGGACGAGTTTCGGAGACATGGCGAACGACGAACGGCTCGAAGCCGCAGAAGAGATCGACAGACTCCGAAACCTACTCGCGGAGCAGAAGTCTCAGTCGATGACGTTTCACGCGGAGAACGAGCGACTCCGAACCGCTCTCCGCGACTGGATCGCAGGGACACAAACTCACGCGAAGCGAGCGAACGAAGGAGGCTCCCGATGATGACTCCCGAATACGATGAGGAACACTTCCGCCGGCGGTATCGCGGCTTCTGGCGGTTTCTCAACATCTCCGAAATCGTCTGGACGTTCCTCGGATTCTCCCTCGCGGCTTTCCTTCTCGTCCTCGCGGTCCAGTTCTGGATCGACCTCGGTCGGATGATCTACTCTCTCTTCTGAACGGACATCTTTTCCCTTTAGCGACGAAGCCGAGACAGGATCTCGGCTTCGTCGTTTCACAAGGGAGAAGAGGCTCGGTTTCTTCGGCTCTATAAAACGGGAGGATGAGCCGATATAGACCGCGTGACGAACTCGAGAGCAAAGGGAGCGCGAATCGAACGAGAAGCCGCGAAAGCGATCGAGACATCGCTCGGGGTCTCCGCTCGTCGCTCCGTCCAGTTCTGCGGTCGAGCCGGCGACGCGGACCTCCAGACGACGCTCGAGGGAGTTCACTTCGAGGTCAAGGGTCGAGCGAAACACTCGGTCCTCCGGTTCTACGAGCAAGCCGAAGACGACGCGCGAAAGACCTCCTCGATCCCGGTCGTCCTCCTCCGCGAGAACGGAGATCCGAACTTCTATCTCTTACTCCGGCTCGACGACTTGCGAACCGTCGCCGGCAAAGTCGCAGTCATCGGAGAGAAGCCGTGAACGTAGAAGACGTGCTGAAGATCGTCTCGGTCGTCCTCATCCCGTCGATCGGAGCGGTCGTCTGGTTACTCTCTCAGGTCTACGGTCTACGCTCAGACCTCCGACAGATCCAGACGCTTCTCGAGTCGGAGAAGGTCCAGAACGCGGACCGGATCCGGCGCGTCGAGGAGAACGTCGAGAAGATCGCGAGCGCGTTACACGATCTCACGATCGACCTCGCTCGACACGGACTTCAGGAACTCAAAAAGAAAGAAGGCACAAAGTGAAATCATGGCGAACGACGACGACAGGCATTCTCGCGATTGTGATCGCGATCGCGGGAGCGGTGAAGGCTGAACTCGACGGAGACGTAACGACTACCGCCGATTGGGGAGCGGTCGCGGCTGCGATCATCGCCGGGATCGGTCTCATCGCGGCTCGAGACAATCGCGTCTCTTCTCAGGATGTCGGTATCCGATGAGCGGATGGAACGAGACGAGCAAAGCCTACGAAGCCGAACTCCGGTCGACGAACGACCGAGTCGCGCGGCTGAGGCTTCTCGCGCTCTTCCCCGGCTTCTCGATCTGGCGGAACGTCCGCGAGGAACTCGACGCAGCCGCCGAGGAGATCGAACGTCTCCGCCGGCGCGTAGAACAACTGGAGAACGACGGAGGATGACGTGCTCGCGTCCATCATCGAAGGAATCGTCTCCGCGCTCGCTCGCGTCTTCGAGCGTCTCTTCCGAGAGTCGCAGACTGGATCGGACGGGACGGACGGTCGCGATCGCTTGCGTCGCGCCGGCTCTCGTCTTCGCGACTGGATGCGTTCGAACGGTTCTCGTTCCGGAGACGAGTCCGGTCCGTCTCGCGGAGCCGGTGAAGGCTCGAGTCTGGATCATGGAAAACGGGACATGGACCCGAAGCGCGAATAGCGTCGAACTCAAAGAAGGTCTCTACATAGTTCCTCCCTCCTATGTCGACGAATAAAGCGCGGAGCAAGATTCAGCCGAGACTCTCGCAGCCGGGAGAGACTTGTGTTCGTTGGTTGACGACGGGAGAAGTCGCGGCTCGGCTCGGAGTCTCGATGAGAACCGTCGCGAAGTGGATCGACACGGGAGTCCTTCGCGGGATGCGAATCCCGTTCTCGAAGGACCGACGAGTTCATCCGCAAGCCTTGCGAGAGTTCGAACGTCTTCACGGTTACGATCGAGCGCGAGGTACATGAAATGCTTCTTCGAGTTCCCTCAGCGACAGACTATCTCGACGCGAAACGCTCGATCTTGCAAGCGTCCGACATGGCGGTAGTGTCTCCGTTCGCGTCCGCGACTTCGGGAACCGGAGCCGCCGTCTCTTTCGCGTCCGTTCTCGCGACGATCGGATCCGTATCGAATCGCTACGGGATCGCGTCGATCGCGACGGGAACGACGACGACGGGACGCGCTCAGATCCAGACTCCGATCGTCGACCAGATCGTCTTCGGATACGGTCGTCTCTCTCTCTGCGCGATGATCCTCACGCCGTCTTCGCTTTCAGACGGTACGAATCGCTACGGACTGAAGATCGGCTTCGGAAACCAGACGACTCTCATCACGGACGCGATCGGAGCGCACTTCAGATACCGCGACAACATCAACTCGGGGAAGTGGCAGATCTACCTCGTCGACAATGCTTCGAGTTTGACTCAACTCGACACGGGAGTCGCGGTCGCGGCTTCGACTTGGTATCGGCTCGAGATCATCATAAACGCGGACGCATCGTCGACCGAGTTCTGGATCGACGGAAACCGAGTCGGAACCGTCGTCGCGAATCTCCAGAGCGGGACTTCGATCACGGCGGGAGTTCTCGCGATGATTATCAAAGCACTTGGAACGACATCGAGAACCTTCTTCATGGACTACCTCGAGTTCCGACAGGAGGTCTCGCGATGAACTTCGCTCGTCTTGATGCTCAGAACGTCGTCGTCGCTCTCGTCGTCTCCGACGAGCGTCCGAAGGGATGCGTCCCCGATGACGGGACCGCGCGAATCGGAGCGGTCTACGAACTCGGAACCTTCCTCGCGGCTCGATGGACCTCCTACGAGTTCCTCGGTCGGTTCACGCCGGCGGAACTCGACGCGATTCTCGTCGCGTCGGATTCCGACGCTCCGACGCGACGCTTCCTCGCGCTCGCTCAGGCTGCGAACGAAGTCGTCTCAGACGATCCCGTAACCGTCGCCGGCATGGAGTACCTAGGCTCGCTCGGCTTGCTAACATCGTCGCGGATCGACGAGATCCTCCAGAGATAGGAGAGACACAATGGAGAAGGAAGAAATCGACGTGAAGTCGACCGCGCAAGCCGGACAGGATGCTTTCGTCGCGCTCGCGCTCGACGGAAAGATCGGAGGAACCTTCGTCGACCTCGGAGCCGGCGATCCGAAGGAGTTCTCGAATACCTTCACTCTCGAGCGGTTCTTTGGTTGGTCGGGGATCCTCGCGGATATCGCGACGAAGGACGCGCTCATCGAGAAGCGATCGAGCGCGAACAAGATCTTCGGAGACGCTCTCGATCGGAAGGTCGTCGACGCGATCGTCGAACTCGCGAAGAAAGACGATGACACGATCGACTTTCTCTCGCTCGATCTCGAGCCGCCGGAAGTGACTCTGTCTTGTCTCTCTGGACTTCCGCTCGATCGAGTTCTCTTCCGAGTTCTCACGGTCGAGCATGATCGCTATCGGGGAAACTCGATCGTAAAGTTCGCGATGAACGGCATCCTCGAAGGCTTCGGATACGAGCGCGTCGCGGAAGACGTCCGGATGATCGCGAGATATGAGAGCGGTCGACACGGACTCGTACCCGTTGAGGACTGGTGGATTCATCCGTCACTCGTCGACGCGAAAAACGCTCGACACTTCGCAGCCGAGATACGTTACGAGTCGGAGTCTCGAGCGCGAAAGATCATCGAGCAACTAAACGCGGAGGAAGCATGAAGACGGAACTCGTGAAGATTGACACGCTCGTCTTCGATCCGGCGAACGCTCGGAAACACGACGAGAAGAACCTCGGAGCGATCCGGTCGAGTCTTCAGCGATTCGGACAGCAAAAGCCGATCGTCGTCGACGCGAGCGGAGTCGTCCGAGCCGGAAACGGAACTCTCGCGGCTGCGAAGTCTCTCGGATGGAAAGAGATCGCGATCGTCCGATCTCCTCTCTCGGGAAGCGAAGCGACCGCGTACGCGATCGCGGACAATCGCTCGAGTGAACTCGCGGAGTGGGACGATGACGTTCTCTCGCAGACTCTCGCGGCTCTCCAGATCGAGGATGAGGATCTCGCGCTCGCGACCGGATTCGATGCGAAGGAGATCGACGCTCTACTCGCTCCCGATGAAGTGACGGAGGACGAAGTTCCAGACGCTCCAGTCGATCCGATCACGAAGAGCGGCGACCTCTGGATTCTCGGAGATCATCGCTTGCTCTGCGGAGACTCGACGAAGTCTGAGGATGTCGAGCGATTGATGAACGGAGAGAAGGCTGATGTCGTCTTCACCGATCCTCCGTACGGTGTCAACATTCAAGGGAGCAAAAACGGAAGACCGACGATGATCGCCGGCGATCTCACGCAGACCGCGATTCCGTTCTCTTTCGATCTCGCAGTTACAATCGCGACGAAGGACGACGCGCGGCTCTACTTCTGCGGAGGTGAAGGAAACCTGTACCTCTATCAGAAACTATTCGAGAAGCATTGTCGGCAACTTCCGAGACATTTAATCTGGAAGAAGAACGGCTTCACGATGAAGCCGAACGGCTATCACAATCAATACGAGATCATTTTTCACGGATACAAGTCCGGCGGAGGATCGCTCGAGAAATGGTACGGAGCGAGGACGGAGGAAGCCGCGTCCGATGTCTGGCAGATCAGCAGAGACTCTTCGAGCGACTACGAACATCCGACGCAGAAACCAGTCGCTCTACCGGCTCGAGCGATCGGGAACTCATGTCCTCCGAGCGGTCTCGTCTTCGAGCCGTTCGGAGGATCTGGATCGACGTTTCTCGCAGCCGAGCAACTGAAGCGTCGCTGCTTCGGTCTCGAAATCTCTCCCGCGTATTGCGATGTCATCGTCTCACGTTGGGAGAAACTAACCGGAAGGAAGGCGGAACGTGGCTCGACCGCGACTCGAACTTGACCTCCGACAGATCGAAGCCGCAGCCGCGATCGGTTGCACTCAGGAGGAGATCGGCTTCCTCGTAGGATGCTCCGATCGAACGCTCCAGAAACGCGCGGACTGTCGCGAAGCGATCGCGAAGGGATCCGCGAAGATGAAGACCAGTCTTCGCCGGCTTCAATGGAAGAAGGCAAGCGAGGGAAACGTCGCGATGCTGATCTGGCTCGGAAAGCAGATCCTCGGACAGAAGGAGCGGAGCGAGGAGACGATCCGCGAAGAGGTCGTCGAGATCGAGCGCATCGCTCCGAAGTCTGAATGAAAGTCCGCGTCCCCGCGATCGAGTCCGTCCTTCACGCTTCTCAGCGGGAGGTCTATTCGCGGCTCGCTCGGTTCTCCGTCCTCGAGATCGGTCGTCGTTGGGGAAAGACGACGTTCGGAGAGCAAGTCCTCATCGACGACATCCTCAGAGGTCGTCTCGTCGCTTGGTTTGCTCCGACGTACAAGTATCTCGCGCAGCCGATGCGCGACTTCGAGAAGGCTCTGAAGCCTCTCGTCTCTCGAGTCGATCGCGTCGAGCGTCGCTTCGAGTTCAAGACGGGAGCCGCGCTCGACTTCTGGACGACGGAAGACGAAGACGCGGGACGCGGTCGCGAATATGATCGAGTGATCATCGACGAGGCCGGCTTCGCGCGGAACCTCTTCGCGATCTGGTCGGCTGCGATCTATCCGACGCTCTCGAGCCGGCGCGGATCCGCGATCTTCCTCGGTACTCCGAAGGGAACCGGAGACTTTCACAAACTCTACCTTCAGGGAGAGAAGGACGACTCCGGTCTCTGGCGTTCTTTCCGGCTCGGCTCCGCGTCAAATCCGTACATGGACCCCGAAGAGATCGAAGCCGCGCGGAGGATGCTCCCTCCTGAAGTGTTCGCGCAGGAGATGGAAGGAATCCCCGCAGAGGACGGAGGGAATCCCTTCGGACTCGATGCGATCCGCGACTGTCTCTCTCCTCTCTCCTCAGACGCTCCAGAGTGTTTCGGAGTCGACCTCGCGAAGAGTCACGACTGGACGGTCCTAGTCGGTCTCGATCGCGAGGGTCGCGTCTGCCGTCTCGAGAGATGGCAGTCCCCGTGGTCCGTCACTCGCGAACGTCTCGCGAAGACAATCGGAAACCTCCCCGCGCAGATCGACTCGACTGGAGTCGGAGATCCGATCGTCGAGGATCTTCGGAAGGTCTGTCGAAAGGTAGAGGGATTCAAGTTCACCGCGCAGACGAAGCAGCAACTCGTCGAAGGTCTTCAACTCGCGATCCAGACGCGCGAGATCCGTTTCCCTGAAGGCTTCCTCCGTAGTGAACTCGAGTCGTTCGGCTTCCGATACTCAGGAAAGCACGTCTCCTACGAAGCGACGGTCGGACACGACGACGGAGTCTGCGCTCTCGCGCTTGCGGTCCTCGCGCGTCGCTCGCGTCGTCCTCTTCTACTGAAGGTTCTATGAACTTCCTCGAACGAATCCGAGCCGCATTCAACCAAAAAGCCGTCACGTCTTCGGAGAAGTGGCAACGCTCGACGGCTTTCGTCGTCTCTGGAGGAGGAAGCAACGAAGGGAAGCGACAAACGTTCTCTCCGTACGGAGCCGTCGCAAACTACCGATCTTGGATCTACGCAGCCGCGAACCTGAACGCGATCGCGGTCGCGTCGACTCCGCTCCGTCTCTACGTTCGGAACCGATCGACCGGAGTCAAACTCTGGAACACGCGAAAGACATCGCGTCGCGTGAAGGCTTTCATCGCCGGCGATCTCGAGCAGCGTCCATCGAACTACGTCGTCCGCAAGGCTGCGGAGTACGGAAGCGACTTCGAGGAAGTGACGGACACTCATCCTCTTCTCGATCTTCTCTCGAAGGTCAACCCGTACCAGAACGGCTACGACGCGACCGTCCTCCGGATCTTGTATACCGAACTCACGGGGAACGCCTATCTTCACCCCGTTCTCGACGCGACGACGAAGCAGCCGGTCGAACTCTGGACGATGCCGTCGCAGTTCGTCGAGATCGTCCCGGGGAAAGAGACTTTCATCGACGCTTATCTCTACGGAGCAAGCCGAGAGCAGCGAAAGATTTTCGCACCGGACGAAGTGATCCACTTCAAGCGACCGAATCCGGCGGACCTTTACTACGGGATCGGCAAGGTCGAAGCCGCGTGGGGAGCGGTCCAGATGAACGCTGCGGTCCATGAGATGGACCTCTCGTTCTTCGAGAACAAAGCGCGACCGGACTACCTTATGTCCATAAAGGGAGACGCTTCTCCCGATGAGATCGAGCGTCTCGAAGCGCAGATCGACGAGAAACTTCGCGGAGCGCGGAGGACTGGTCGCTTCCTCACGTCGACCGCAGATATCGACATCAAGCCTCTCTCGTTTCCTCCAAAGGAACTCGGCGGACGAACCGACATCGTCGAGGAGATCGCGGCGATCTTCGGAGTCCCTGTCTCGATGCTCCGAGCGAACGATCCGAACCTCGCTTCCGCGCAGACCGGCTACTCGATGTGGCGCGAGTCGACGGTCCTTCCGATGCTTCGCATGGACGAAGAGACGCTGAACCAGTCTCTCCTCCCTCTATTCGGAATCGAGGACGACGCTTTCCTCTCTTACGATAACCCGGTCGTCGAGGACCGCCGGCTCGAACTCGAGGAGCGGAGGACCGCCGTCTCTGGCGGTTGGATGACAATCAATGAAGCGCGGCTCGAAGAAGGTCGCGAGCCGATCGACGATCCCTTCGCGGATCGCGCTCTCGTCAACGGACAACCGCTCGGCGGTCCGGCTGCGATGATGCCGGCTCCGCAGCCTCTCGCAGCGACGGAGGCTCCAGACGGTCTCGTCGGTCCTCTCGATGAGGCTCCAGACCTTGCGGAACCTCCGAGCGGTACGCTCGAGCAGAAGGACGCGCTCTCAGATTGTGTCGCCGGCAAGATTCCGACGCTCCTCGAGGAAGGCTATCCCGAAGAGCAAGCGATCGCGATCGCGTACTCAATGTGCCGAGAAGGGAAGTCGCTCGAGGTCTCTCAGAAGGCTCTCTCGGATATCGACACGGTCCCGCCGAAGACGGTCGCGGAGAACGCTCGACGCGCTCTCGAGGTCCGCGCATCGAAGCCGGAGTCGCAGCGCGGGATGACGGCGGTCGGCATCGCTCGAGCGCGAGACCTCGCGAATCGGAAGCCGCTCTCGGAGGACACGATTCGACGCATGGTCTCCTACTTCGAGCGACACGCGAGCGACAAGCAGGGAGCGACGTGGGATGAGCAGGGTCGCGGTTGGCAAGCGTGGAATGGTTGGGGAGGGGACGACGGTTTCGCGTGGTCCTCGCGCAAGGTCGACGAGTTCGATCGCGAGCGCGAGCGTCTCGCAGAGAGAAAGGCTAAGTCGTCGAGCGTTCTACTCGAGAAAAACTGCGGAGTCGGCTCCGAGGGATTCGAAGAGGGGAACACTTGCGGAGGCGCGAGCGGAGGCGGAGGCGGAGACTCTGGAGGATCGAGTCGATCGTCTTCGCGCTCGAGCGGTCGAAAGCCGCGACAGCGAAAGGAGCGTCTCCGAGATCGAATCGAGGGGACGCAAGCCGAGACGAATCGAGAGGTCGCGAAACTCGATCGCAAACTCGCAGCCTTGAAAAAGGAGAGAGCGAGTACTCAGGCGAAACTCGACTCGCTCAACTCGAGATCCAAAGCAGACATCGACAAGCGCGTCGCGGCTGCGATGGACCGGATCTTTGGAACCGACAAGCCGAAGCAGCCGACAGCATCGCGAGCGATCGAGCGATCGACCGCGAAACTCGCAGACCTTCAGGCGCGAGTCGCAGAGAAGCAGAAAGCCGCGATCGCAGCGCGTGAAGCGACGAACAAACTCCGCGCCGATTTCGTCGCAAAGTACGGATACGATCCGATCGGAGGGAAGAAGTGAACGAAGAAGAAATGCTCGCGGAACTCGAGCGAGTTACCTCCGAGATGGAGGATCTACTCGACGGCATCGACGACGACTCCGCAGAGATCGACGATCTCGAGGAAGCGATCGGGGAGATCTCGAGCGCGGTCGACGAAGCAGAACGGGAAAAGTCCGCCGGCTGCGATTGTGGCTGCGGCTCCTGCGGATCGAAGTCGATCTCCGCTCTCTCTCTCTGGTCGAAGCATCTCGAGGAGATGCCGGAACCTTACGTCCCCGCAGCGATCCTACGCAAAGCGTCGAAGGACGACGCGGAGCGCGAACTCGATCGGATCCGGAAGGACGAAGACAAGATCGCAGCAAGCGTCGACCGCGTCTTCCGACGACAAGTCGACGCGGTCCTGAAGGAACTCCGCGAGTCCGACGTTCCGACGAGTGAACTAACCGCCAAAGTCGAGAACATCCTCCGCTCGTCGAAGTGGGACCGCGAACTCGTCGCAGCGATGCGACCGTATCTCTCGACCGCGATCTCGCAGGGAATCTCGGTCGGAGTCGACGCGGTGAAGGAACTCGCGAGAGCGTCGCCGGACTTCTGGCCGAGCCGACGAGAACTCGAAGCCTACACGGAAACCGAGAGCGTTCGTCTCTCTCGAGGAGCCGCGCGAGGAGTCAACCGATACACGATCGAGCGGTTCTCCGACATCATCGGGACGGGAGTTCAGGACGGGAAGACGATCCCTGAGATCGCGTCCGACGTTCAAGAGTGGGCCGGCGAAAAGGGAGACGCGGCTCGAGCGACTCGATCTCGCGCTTTGATGATCGCTCGAACCGAGACGCAGAGAGCAAGCCGAAAGGCTGAGGTCGAAGCATGGAAAGCGACGGGGATCGTCGAGGGGAAGACATGGCTCCTCGCTCCGGACCCTTGCGAGTTCTGCGAAGCCGCGAGCAATGCGTTCTCTCAGAACGCTGTCGCGCTCGAGGACTCCTTCTTTCAGAAGGGAACCGAACTCCTCGGAGCCGATGGAGAGAACACGCTCGTCCTGAACTACGAGTCGATCGACGGTCCTCCCTTGCATCCAAACTGCCGATGCTCTCTTCAGCCGAAACTCATCGACGATTATCAGGAGATCATAAACTCCGGTCTCGACGAGATCGCGAAACTCGGTCCGTTCATCGAACCAGAAGACGAAGAGACGGAGGAAGCGTGAACGACATGATCCGAAAGGCTCTCGAAGCCGACATCTCCTCGACTGCGAAAGGCTTCTCCGCCGTCATCACGGCGGAGACGCTCGATCGCGACGGAGAAGTCCTCATCCCCGCCGGCATGAACTCCAAAGAGTACGATCGAAACCCGGTCCTCTTCTACAATCACGACTACGGAAAGCCGGTCGGACGATGCGTCGGACTGAAGCGACGCGAGAAGGACATCGTCGGAGAGTTCGTGTTCGCGAAGAAGCCGGACGGATACTCGGGAGAGTTCTTCCCTGAAGTCGCAGCCGCGCTCGTCGCGCAAGGGATCGTGAACGCGGTCTCGGTCGGATACGTCCCCGAAGAGGGAGGAGTCCGCAAAGCGACCGACATCGACCGCAAGCGATACGGAAACCCCGCGTCGACGATCTTCTCTCGATGGAAACTCCTCGAGATCTCGCTCGCTCCTTTGCAAGCGAACCCGGACGCGCTCATCACCGCAGTCCGAAAGGGTCTGGTCTCTCCCGTCGCAGCGAAGCAGTTCTTCGGTGTCGAGACTCCGAAGCGAACCGTCGTCTCGATCTCTCTTCCGTCCTCATCCGTGAAAGCGAAGAAGCCGATCGAGATCGACGAGATCGTCCGTCGCGAAATCGCGAAGCGGAAAGGTCTCATCTATCTCTGAGGCTTCGGACTTCCTCGCGGCTTGTCGCCTGAAAGAAGTCCTCGCAGCCGATCGGATAGATCGAAAGTCGGAGACTCAACATGAAGACGATGAACATCGAGACATTCAAGTCCGCGCTCCAGAAGGCGGCGGATCTGAAGGGTGAAGCGGGGATGATCGCTCAGAAGTCGCTCATCCTCGAAGGCTACATGATCACCGATGAGAACGGTCTCGCGGTCGATCCCTCTACTCTGGACATTGTGGTCCGCGCGGCGAAGCCGGCGGAAGAAATGGAAGAAGACATGATGGACGAGAAACTCGAAGAGAAGGTCGCGAGCGCGGTGAAGAAGTCGCTCGCTTCGCAGATCGCGGACACTCGCTTCGCAGTCGCAGCCGAGCCGAAGGCTTGGTCGAACGCGAAGGAGTGGGGTCGTCTGAAGCACTTGAAGAGCAAGGAGACCGCGTTCAACTTTGGAACGTGGTGTCTCGCAGCGATGGGACACAAGAAGAGCGCGGACTACTGCGCTCGAAATGGTCTCATCTTGACGAAGGGACATCAAGAAGGCGTCAACACACAAGGCGGCTTCCTCGTTCCTGATCTCATGGAGAACGAACTCATCTCGCTTCGCGAGCAGTACGGGGTCTTCCGTCGAAACGCTCGCGTCTTCCCGATGCAAGGCGATACGCTCCGCATTCCGAAGCGTCTCACGGGTCTCACCGCGTACTTCGTCGGTGAAACCGCAGCCGGTACGGAGTCGACTCAGACCTTCGACTCGGTGCAACTCGTCGCGAAGAAACTCATGGCACTCACGACGGTTTCGAACGAACTTCTCGAGGACGCAGTCGTCGCGATCGGTGACGACATCGCCGGAGAAATCGCGTACCAGTTCGCGTTCAAGGAAGACGACGCCGGCTTCAACGGAACCGGAACCTCGACGTACGGCGGTATCGTCGGTCTCGCGACCGCGCTCTCCGACTCGACGTATCAGGTCTCGAACTCCGCGAACAACACGAAGGCGACCGTCGCGATCTCAGACGTAGCCGCAGCGTTTGCGAAACTCCCCGCGTGGGCCGCGCAGCGTCAAAACATCAAGATTTTCACGAACAAGGGAACGTTCCACTCGGTCTTCGAGCGTCTCGCGATGTCTGCCGGCGGAACGACCGCAGCCGAGATCGCTTCGGGTCTCACGACTCCGAAGTTCTTCGGCTATCCGGTCGAGTTCTCGCAAGCGATCGCGGTCCCTGCGGACTCAGACACGGCTGTCCTCGCGTACCTTGGCGATATGTCGCAGGGTTGCTACTTCGGCGACAAGCGACAGACCTCGATCGCGTTCAGCGATTCGGCTCTGAATGCTTTCGAGCAGGACGAGCGCGTCGTTCGCGGCTCTCAGCGTTTCGATATCGTCTGCGCGAACGTCGGCTCTTCGTCGGCTTCTGGCGCACTCATCAAGTTCACGCTCTGAACGGGGAGGATTCTCATCATGCGACAAAACTCAAAGACAATCGTCGGAGCGATCAACGCAACGACGAACACACTCTCGACGATCTCGGCGGAGTTCGACACGCTCGGCTTCAACTTTATGAAGATCCTCTGTCTCTCGTCCTCGACGGGTACGGTCTCGAGCGGTACGAACAACAAACTCGAAGAAGGCGACGTTTCGACCGGTTCTTTCGCTACCTTCGCCGGCTACATTCAGGGAACGGACTGGACCGGCTCAGCAACTACGAACGCGACCAGTCTCGCAAAGGTGATCTGGAACGTCGACCTCCGAGGTCGAAAGCGTTTCCTCCGAGCGACCTTTACTCACGGGACCGGCGGAATCGGTAGCGCGATCATCGCGGAACTCTCGAATCCTGCGGACGGTGTCTCAGACGCAGCCGCAGCCGGCGCAGCGAACGCGATCGGTCTCTGATCGAGAGAAACGGATCTTTCTATCTCCGGAGCGCGGGACCGAAAGGTCTCGCGCTCTTTTCCTTGGGTATGATCCGCGCAGGAGCAGAAACACTATGAACGAGAGAGAGAAAGACATCGCTCGCTTCCTCGAAATCGAGGACGCGCTCGCGCATCGCGAACCGAAATCGCTCGATGAAATCGACGCGACGGATACGCTCGATCGCATTCCGTACCTTCAGACACTCGAGACGCTTCGCAAGTGGAACGGATACCTCCGCGACGGAGGAACACTCCGTCTCTCTGTCTGCGACTTCGACGAGGTCGTCGAGATCTACACGAAGGGAGGAGGAGATCCGGAGCCGATGCTTTGCGGTCCTCGCGGGATGACTCAGGCGGTCTTCAATCGACGGAAGATCTCGGAAGTTCTCAACATGGCGGGATTCGAGATCGTCGGAGGAGGAGAAGGCTCGCTCAACTGGAAAGAGAATCGCGGTCGGATCTCCGTCACGGTGAAGAAGCGAGCGCGACCAGATCCGACGCTACCGCTGAACGTTCACGCGATCATGTCTCTCCCTCGCATCGCATGGACCGACACTTTCGCGCATATCCTCGACACGGTCGCGCATCTCGGGATGCCGTTCACGAAGTCGACCGGCGTCTTTTGGGGACAATGTCTCCAGAGATTGATGGAGGGAGTCGTTCGCGAAGGGAAGTCGAAGTACATCTTGACGATCGACTACGATTCGATCTTCGACGCTCGAGACGTTCTGCGGCTCTGGCAAGTGATGGAGGAGAATCCAGACATCGCGGCTCTCTGTCCTCTCCAGATCGGACGCGATCGCGATTCGTGTCTCGTCCAGTTCGTGAACGAAGACGGGACGAATCGTCGCGAGATCATGTCGAACGAACTTTTCGAAGAGGCTCTCGACATCAAAAACGGACACTTCGGAGCGACGCTCATCCGATGCGACGCGATCGCGAAGATCCCGAAGCCTTGGTTTCTAGGTCAACCAAACTCCGAGGGTCGTTGGGAAGAGAATCGCGTCGACGACGACATCTATTTCTGGCACAAAGTCCGCGAGCATGGCGGACGAGTCGCGGTCTGTCCGAAGGTCCGGATCGGACATCTTCAATGCATCATCTCTTGGCCGGCGGACGATCTCGCGGTCCGACATCAATACCTCTCGAAATACCATGAGGACGGGAGGCCGGAGGAATGCTCGACCTACTGATCGTCCTCCGTCCGTTCTCGATCTACGATCCGGCGACGGGTCGTCGAGATCTTCGACCGGGGACTCGAATCAACCTCGAGACGAGCATCGCGGAACCTTGGATCCGTTCAGGACATCTCGAGCGCGTCGTCGCTGCGGCTCCGCTCTTCGCGTCCTCTACGGATCCGCCGAAGCGACCGATGAAGAAACCGAAGGAGTCCTGATCTTTGGCCGTCGATCCTCTTTCTCTCGTCACTCTCGCGAACCTGAAGACGTATCTCGGGATCACCGTCTCTACCGACGACACGATCCTCGAGCAAGCGATCGACCGCGCTTCAAAGATCGTCGAGGGATACTGCGGTCGGAAGTTCGTCGAGCAGACGTACCGCGAGTTCTACGATTCGTTCGGAGCGCATCGACTCACGCTGAAGCAGCGACCGATCTCGAAGGTACTCTTCGTCGGAGCCGCGACGCAGAGCGTTCTATCGGTGCAACTCACGGACGCGACCGCGATCTTCGCGAGTGTCTCGATCGACGACGATCATCTTCACGTTACGAAGGTTTCATCGACTGGATCTGAAACGACGACGACGATCTCGCTCGCGAGTCACGACACGACGACGGAACTCGCGTCGCAGATCTCCGCGACCTCAGGCTTCTCCGCTCAGGCTCTCGTCGCGATTCCGTCTTTCCATCTTCAGAGGTTAGCCGGCGCGGAATTGATGAACCGAACCGTCCTCGTCGAAGGTTTCGTCGAGGGTATCTACGATTATCTCGGGAACCTCGACGCAGGGATCCTCTACGGATCATGGCTCTCTCAGTACCAGAGCGTCCTCGTACGGTATACCGCCGGATACGCGACGATTCCCTTCGACGTTCAAGAAGCGACGATGATGATCGCGAGCCGAATCTATAACGGGAGGAAGCGCGATCCCGGTCTCTCGAGCGAATCGCTCGGAGGCTACTCGTACTCGGCTCGCGGCTCGATCGACATCGACGCAGAAGCGAAGGAGATTCTCCGTCCGTACCGAGGTCTCCGATGAGTATCTCTTCTCTCGTCGATCGCTTCGGGACGCTCTTCTATGTCATCTCTCCGACATACACGAAGCAGACGGACGGAACGATAAAGCGAACCTATCCGAAGCCGTCGCGGACGAGCGCGGTCGGTTGGTTTCAGCCGAGCGGACAGAGCGGAGATGTCTTCGAGGGTCGACAGAACTCGAGGACGACGGGGACGATCTACTTCAAAGGGTCGGTTTCAGTCGGTGTCGACGATGAGATAACGACGACAGACACGGACGGGATTCAAACCTTTTTCTGGAGAGTCATCGGCGCGACCTATCCGGGAAACCTTGTCAACTCTCCGCTCGTCGCTCCTCATCTCTCGATGACGGTCGTCGAGGTCGTCGAGGTCGATCCGAAGGGAGTTCTCGACGCAGGATGAACGATCCGAAGGTCGACATCGACTTCGCGAAAATCGCTCGCGCTCGCGACCTCGCGATCGTCGAGGGTCTCAACGCTTCGCAACTTCTCCTCTCGACGTACGTTCGCGCTCAACTCTCAAAGCCGGGAACGGGTCGCGTGTATCGCGTGAACAAAGGGAAGCCGAAGGGACGGAATCTCAGAGAGAAGAGACGGCGGATCGGGAAACTCGTCGGAGGCTTTCACCGAGCGTCCGCTCCCGGATTCCCGCCGGCTGCGAACACGAACTCGCTTCGTCGTTCGTGGACAGTCTCAGGAACGAACGCGAGAAACGCGGACGGAGGCTACACGCTTCTCTATCGCGAGACCTCCGCGTTCGTCCTCGAGTACGGGTCGACGTTGAAGTACGCTCCCTTCCTCGAGTATGGAAACCGACGCTTCCGAGTGAAGTTCGAGCCGCGTCCATATCTGCGACCAGTTCTTCCGATCGCACAAGCGAGGATCGGAGCGATATTCGAGAAGGCTCTCGCGCGACACTTCGGAGGCTCACGATGAGCAAGGCTCTACTCGACGCAGTTCAGACGAAACTCGCAGCGTCGACGATCGGATCGACGCTCGGAAACCGATTCGCGCTCTCGATCGCGGAGACGGACGCGGTTCTTCCTTTGATGGTCTACGATGTCGAGAGTTACACGACGACTCCGATCTTCGGGACTGCGACGCGATACGAGGTCGTCTTCTTCTTCACGTTTCACGCGAAGGGAGCGTACGGAACCGCGATACATACGCTCTCGACGCAACTCGAGACGGCTCTCACGGCGGCTCCGCTTCCCGCGACTGGATTCGATCGTCTCACGTTCACGAAACTCTCGAACGGTGTTCCCTCATTCTCCGATGACGCTTGGTCGATGACAGATCGGTACAGAGCGGTCGGATACAAGATCTCTTAGGAGTCTAAAAAATGCCAGTCGATACATACGTCGTCGGAAACGACGGGAACGTCACGATCGGAAGTGAAACCGTGATGAAAGTCCGCTCGTTCGCTGCGAATCTCTCGCGCACGAAGTCGGACGTGACAGCGTTCGGAGACGCAGGGAAGCGCGTTCGATACGGTTTCCTCAACGTCGCCGGCTCGCTGAATGGGATCATGCTCGTCGACGCGACGAGTACGGGAGTCACTACTCCGAGCACGATCTTTTGGTCGAAGACATCGACCGTCTCGCTCACGCTCTCTCTCTACGGAACGAACACGAAGATCGTCTCCGGTGTCGGTATGGACTCGTTCGCGTTCAACTCCGACAAGTCCGGCGACGCGACCGTCACCGCGAACTTCGAGACCGGCGACGGAACCGCCGTCGCGGTTACTTGGATGCAATGATGCTCGGGAAGGTCGGGACTCTCATCTCTCCGAATGGAGACGACTGGATCGTCACGATCGCAGAGCGGAGCGGTATCGTCTGGACGCGACGGATCACGCCGGGAGCAATGGCGGAGACTGAGGCTCTACGAGTCGCGCTTCTCGCGCAAGGAACGAAGCCGGACAACGTCGCAGACGCTACGATCCGTCGAGCGGGATCCGTCGACAGCATCGTCTCGGAAGTGAACGCGGACGATCCCTTCGTTCGACTGGTAGAAAGGCTTCGAATCCGATGAACCTCGCAGCGTCCTTTGAGTTTCACGCGGGAGGAACCGCGTACCGTTTCCGTCCTCTCACGGTCCGCGAGCGGATCGGTCTCTCGAACGCGATCGTCGAGCGCGAGCGTCGGAAGGCTATCGCGCTCGCGAAGGAACTCGAACTCTCTGGAGCCGAGCGCGT